GTATTCCATTTCATCGCGCTGCACTTTTCCTCTCGCCGGTCAGCAGACCACCGCCTCGTATTACCAAGCATCCTGCGCCACTGACTATGATATTGAAGCCTGGTTGCGACTCGATAACCCCACACATGGCTGGAGGGCCATGGCGTCTGGGGATGACCTGTATGCCATCGTTACCCTCGACGGCCGCACGATCATCATCGAGTCCGACTACAGCAACTTTGATCATTCGCAGGTTTACTTGATTGCACGCGGAAGCCCAACTGCCGTGACCTATGGTCCCTCTGCTGCTGTGTCTGACCCGTTGGACACTGCCGGTACGAAGGGCCGCTGGTTGTCGGTAGGACATCGTCGTTATTGGGTTCCCGGGGACGGCTTGCTCGCCACGCAGGCCGTCACCGCGCAGATTTTGGGCCTTGAACCCAGCACCCCTGCTGGTGAGGACCTTCACAGCTGCCACTCTCGACACAATGCACTCAACCTGCTCATCGTCTCCGCCTTCGGCTCCACCTGTGCCGCTCAACGCAACATCAAGTCGTTCGATCACTCGAACTCTGTGCGTGTGACCTGCCCACAAGGTGAGCGCCGGACTGGCGAAAATGCCACTTCTGATGGTAACACTGACGTCAATTTTAATATTCTCCACTGGACTCTGTGCCAAGTCTTTGACAAACCCACCGCTGCCGAACGTTCTGCCGCTCTTGACCTCATGGTCAAGGCCAAGTTTTGGTGCGGTGTGCCCGTCAAGGTCAAGGTGCATGATCCGCTGGCTGAGTATCGGGGAACTTTCCTCAAGGGCATGATTTACGGCCCTCCAGGTTACCCCATGTGGGCGCCGCTTCTTTCGCGCCTGCTCAAATTGTCGGCTTCCATCAAATGTGAAAATTTGGACGATCATTGGAAGAAACTCTACGAGAACCTTGGTTCCATGGTGAATTACCGATCACACGCCCACTTGGTCGACTTGTTCCATCGGCTCAGCAAGATGTACACACCCGCGACACTTGCTGACCATTGGGTCAAGCCCGGCTTAGGTAGGACCTATATGACGCGCTATGCCAATTCTGACGACCACACCATGCTGCCCCCTTCCGCTCGCGGTTGGTGGTTGCGTGCTGCAGCCTGTCATTACCAGTATCGCGCTGATTTGATTGAGGACTTCATTCGGGACTACATCCATTGCGTTCGGTCTCAAACCCGAACACTGGCAGCCTCTAAGGCTGATTTCCTTCTCGTCGACTACCTCTAAGCAGGCTGTAGCGGGTCCTCAGAAATTCTCTTCCTCATGACAGACGAACTTCAACTCGTTGGCAACTCTGGCCGCCGCACTCGAGCTCTTCTCAACCGCATGATCTCCGGCAAGCAATTGTCCGAAGACGGGTTGCGCTGGCTCGTTCAGCAAACCGACCCCTTCCACGATTCGAAGATTGAACCGACTGGCTACCCTGATGGTGACATCAGTCGTAGCATCGTGAGATGTATCCGAGTCACCGACACGTTAACCAAACCCGGCACATTGGCTGCAGGCAAATGGGATGCGCGCGTCGACCTCTACCCCGTCCTGGGTGGCACGCCTGTTGCGCGCACTACCCAGAGCTACCCCGACGCCCCAAGTGTTGGTGGTTCCTTCGCTTTGGCTCGCGGCCCGTTGTCCGTGGTGTCTGGCCCTGTTGGTTTCGCAATCAACAATGCCACCGCCGTGGTCGATAACCGCTGGTCGATCGATTGGACCCGCTACACAGCAGGTCGAAGGGTGCGCTTGGTCGGGGTGGGGTTCGAGGTTGCCAACGTCACAGATGCCCTCCACAAGGCTGGGTCCGTCACCTGCTGGCGTTCACACGCCCGCTCTGACGACGTCTCGGTTCGCGCTACCACGGCGCCTGACGTGTACCGCCAAGTTAGGTGGTTGAGTGGTTTCCCTTTCACACTTGGGGAGCTCTCTGCCGCCGCTGACGCTGTCACATGGGAGGCTGCCGATGGTTGCTACGTTGTGGGAACCCCCGATGACAACGCCAATCCACCCCAAGGTCAGGATTGGCGCCCTGTTGTCATTGGGGCCCTGCAACCTGGCACCCCTGGACATAGCGTCGGGTTCGTCGCCGATAACACCGCCATGACCATTGATCTTAACTATGGTGGTGCTTACTTTGCCGGTCTCTCTGAAGAGTCTGCTCTTACAGTTACTGTCAAGTACTTCCTCGAGGAGTTCCCCCTGCCCAGCTCTGACATGTATTCTCTCGCACGTCCTACAGTCGCCTATGACCCTCTTGCTATCAAGCTATTTGGTGACATCATGCGTGAGATGCCGGTCGGAGTTCGGCTCGCGGAGAACTTCGACCTCGGGTGGTTCAAAGACGTGTTGGACGTTGCTGCGAATGCACTTCCGATGCTCAAGAGCCTACCCGTGGTTGGGGGAGCCGCTGACACCCTCGGCAAGCTAGCGAAAGGCGCTTCGAAAGCTCTCTACGGCAAGCCCGCTAAGGCTCAATCTGAGCCGGGCGGTCTCAATCCGCAGGGCGGCACTGCTGCCTCCACCGCATCGTCTAAGAAGAAACCATGAGGACCCCTCAACCGTGCACCATCCGTGCCCTGTACGAC